GTGAAAAGTTCTCCCAGGTCGAGATTATGAGATTATTTCTGTTAAAAAATAATGTATCTTATCCTTGGTGTTCTTGCTTCTGATGTTGTCATATTCAGATTTAATCCTTCATCAGATAATTTGTATGTTCCTCTTAGCTCCCCTGAAATTATACTATATTTTATCGTATTACTTTGGGTTGCAGATAAAGAGATGACTACAGTATATCCTCCATCTGAAATCGATAAAAGGCAGACTTCACCTAATGCCAATGTTACTAAAGTCACAACTGTTTCAGTTGATATATTTATGTTTTTTGATACCGATTTTATGTTTGGTATTGGCAGAAGTCCTCCCAGGTCAGTGCTATATCTTTTGTCACGTCAAGATATTGGTACTTCAATCGCCCCACTAGGAATAGCATTGATTGATTCTATTTTGCTCGTGTTCACAAGACCTAATCGTGACACTATTATTTTCGCATACCAATTAGCTTTTATGTAAAAGCAAAATCTTTCTGTATCAACTGTATAATACATATTAATGTTACTAATTTTGGTTCCGTTTATCAATTTACAAAAGACTTTATTTGCATTCCATCTAATCATAGACACTGCGACTGAGAACGAGTCTCCACCAACATTTGTAACACTAATTACAGACTCATTTATTGATCCGGCATTTGGCATAAATACACTAATCTTACAATATTGATTATTATCTTTAGATAATTCTAAAGGTACCATACCGGAACTCATCAACCCGCTTTTATTTGATGTTGCATTCCCAATCAGTTCTCCCAGGTCGGATTTGTAGCAAAAATCATGTCAAAGAAACAGTTTTCCAATCATCCCAAGTATTATACCATCTCTGTCTTACTTTTAAAATTTTAGTATTCATATCTGATGCAATTTGTAGAGTGTAATAATTGAGTTTAAAGACAACGATACCTCCCCATCCAGAAGAAAATGGAGAGTTTGTTAAATTTATAAAATTACCATTGATATAATATCCTGACTCAAGTTCATTGGCATCACCACCTTCAGATATATCCCCCCTTCCCATAAATGGGAATAGCTTCAAATTAGTGAACAGTTCTCCCAGGACTTTCGCGGCAGCCGAAGAAGATGTCAAAGTTGGGTTCTTGGAACCGTCCAAAGTACGGAGCCAAGAGAAGGTGTCGGACTGGGGCAACTGGTCCTCAAACTCATCTGTTCCGGCTGCCGCAGCGGCAGCAAATGTTGATATTTCTGATGCAGCGGAAACAATCCGTGCGGAAACTAATTCTGTCATCTCATCGACGGTCACCTGTCGTTCGTTGCCGTTTTTATCCACAGCTTTAAAGCCAACTATATTATTCAAGTCCATAATGCAAATTTTAAAATTAAAACAAATACTTCACCCATGCAAAATAATTACTGTTCTCAATATAATTCGGATCATCCTCGTTGGAATATGCCTCCCTCTCAAACGATACCGTCTTATACGCCCTGCCGGCATCCTTCAACCGTACCGCCCTGACCAGCCACTCCACACCATACCAGAGATAGAATGCCAGCCCGGCCAGTACCAGCCACCAGGCGGAAAGGTCAAAACACAACAGCAAGATCCAGATAACTGTACCGATGGCAACTGCCATCTCAACCCATTGACGGGCGTGGGTACACTCATGGTTTCTCACTTTCTGAGTGATTTTCTCTTCCGGTCGCTTGCTTAAAACAAACGGACCGATTGTTATCGTATGGCAAGAACTGAACGCAAGCAGCACCTTTGCCAGAAGGTTGTTACAATATACCTTTTTCATGTTGTTCCTCCTTTTTATCTAAATAATCATTCAAAGAATCAGCCAGCAGACCGGGCAGCATGGAGGTGGAGCGTCTTATGATATCCACCTCTTCTTCGTCAATCTCGACACCTTCAGCAGTCGACTTGAAGATTTTCTCCGCAAGGAGATGCGCCTTCAAGCCCGCTACGTTCTTATATATCCAGTCACCGAAGGCCTCAGTGATGTTACTGGCTATAAGCTTTTCTTTTTTAATCCCATCATAAATAGGGAATTGTGCAAAATTTATTCTCATACTTTATATTTAAATTATCCGCAATAAAACATAACCCAATAATTACCCATACACTTAATGAAGCCGGATGCAAAATCCAAATCAATATAAGACATCTCCTGTCCTCCGGGAGCAGGCAGGATCCGTCCTCCTGTCAATCTTACTCCGCCGCTCATACGTTTGAAGTATATAGTATGTCCCGGAACATCCGGAGGAAGTGTCACTTCTATATTACCTGTATTAAGAAACATCACATTGTCATCATTGTTATTCAGGGAGGTGCTGACGGATATGTTCCTCCAGTTGCCAACTATGCCACGAAGAGAAACATAGCTGTCATTGTTCGGATGAAGGAAAATGTTACCTCCCTCCACGAATAGAGGAATGCTCGGAGTCTTGATGTGCATTCCGATCATGGCATTTGGACTCTGTATGTCAATTCCAGCATCATACTTAATCCCTTCAATGGTGACAAACTGCGTGTTTCCCCCGATTCTTACGTTTGCAAATGTCCTTTCGTTATAAAACTCAATCTGCCCGGCTGACAATTTAAAGCCGACATAAAGATTGGTTTCATTCTCATAAAGAGTTTTTGAGGACAGCATCCCCGAAGCGATGGAGAACGGACCGATACGTCCGCTATCCGCCGTAATCACGCCGGTGATATCTGCATTCTTACATTTGAAATACCCGGTTACGCCATTGATAAGAAGAGTTTCACCTTCATCGTTGTGGGATTTAAGCACATTGTTTTTGAACATGAATCCGGCCACATTCGCACCATCGGCAAACAAGGTATCAGTAGCGATATTCACAAACTTCTGCATGGCTTCCCAGTTGGAATCTCCGTTGGCTGATGTGGGTGCAGCGGTAACGGAAGCACCGTAATTCTTTACAAGGAAATTATAATAAACTCCCCCTATCAGATATATAACCTTATCCCGGTAATCCGCATTCCAGACATAAGTCTGTCCTGATGCGAATACACCTCTGTCACGGGGAAACGCCCCTGTTGCTCCGGTTGCTCCTATGGTACCATCATTTGCAACACCCACCCCTTTTTCAGCGACAAAATTATTATTCCATGCGTTCGCATCGGAAACTGATTTATAAGCCCGGACGGCAAACTGGGTGTATCCGGCTGTCGCTGGAACGGATATCTGATTGCTTAGGGTAGCACCTACATGAGCCAGCCAGTTTCCGTTGTATTTGCGTGCAGCCAGATAAAGCGTGCTGCACGTGCTTACATTGCCTGCCACATTCTGTTTGCAAGTGACAAGGAATCCAGACGGGGATGGCGTGCCTGTTGAAGTGAAGTTGATCACGCTGACAGGACTGTCCAGCCAGTAGGATGCCGACGGTCCGACGGGAGCAACCATCTCCTGCCAGTCCGCATGTACCGTCCGGTTCGCAGATCTGCCGGCGAGGATGTATCCGCCGTCTCTTTTCCTGCGGAGTCTGCCGTTTCTGAACTTGGCGATTTTAATCGGAGGGTTGGAGGTTTCAACCTTGCTTAAGTAAGATCCTCCGGCAAACGATACTGTACTGTTCTTGGCATACGGAGTATTGGCGGATTCCCAATGACCGGCTGCTGTGATGCTCTCACCATCCTTTCCGTCACTGCCGTCCACAACCATCGGGACAGTCTCGACATCAACCGCCTGACCGTTCACGTAGAACACGAACTTCAAGCTACTGGTAAAATTACCGGAAGCCACCCCGACACCATCACCGATGGGAACCTCGGCCGCACCGTCACGACTGTACTTCAACTCCCCGTCCGTTGTGGCCGTAGTGACCGCACCGACTGTCTTCATACGCCGGCAGGATACCGAAGCTACACTGTAACCGCCGTTCTTGTTCTTGCTGACCATCGTGGCCGAAGTGACAAGGCTATAAATTACCGCATCGGAACCGTCCGCCCCGCCACGGACACCGGTTATCTTGAAAGTCAGTTCACGGGTATAGAGCTGCCCGTTCTTCATTGCAGCCAGTGTGATGGTGACCGTATTCTGTTCCGGAACCGACTTTCCGGCAGCGACGGATATCGCCACCGCTCCGGTGGCCTTGCTTGTGCTTGCCGTGAAACCGGCAGGCGTGCTGACTGTTAAAGTCTCAAGGGTGAGTTTCTCGGTACCGTACCACATGGATACATGGGTAGTCCATGACTGTGCGGAAGTAGTAACACCGGTACTGGTAAGAGCGACGCTCACCATCTCATTGTCAAGGTCGGCCATGATATTCGACTCCCCGTCCTTACTCCAACGGTGCACAGGGGCCGGAGTGCTCCATTCACTCCATACTCCATCACGCTTCACACGTTTGCACGCCCATTCCACCTGATGGTCTGCATCCACGCCAAGAAAATCATCTGTCCAGCCTTCCGGTATATAATCATCCTGCTGCTTCGAATCCGGCTTGTCAGGGGTAAGGCCGATGATGTTGGTACGGGTGTAGATCCACTCGTAACCTTTGCCGTCCTTACCGTCAGTCCCGTCTTTGACCATGACCATCCACAAACCATTCCGGTATATGTAAGTACAATGGTCAGCCGTATTTCGGTAGCTGTCACCCTCCTTGGGATTGGACGGATGGGATGCGAACTCACCCAAGAAGGTGATACTCTCACCTTTAAGTTCACGACCGTCCAGCAGCATCTCCCAGTCTTCATGCACGGTCCAGTCGGCTGATTTCCCGGCAAGGATATAACCGCCATCCTTTTTCTTTCGATAATTGCCGTTCCTGAACCTTGCAATTTTAATCGGAGGATTGGATGTTTTCACCTTGGAGATAAAAACACAGCCCGCCAAAGTGACCATGGTATTGACCTCGTATGGGGTCTTAGAGGATTCCCAATGACCGCCACCTATTACAGACAGTCCCGGATCACCCTTGTCACCTTTGGCGGCTGATACAAGCCAGTCCGGATTGTTTTCGGATGGCTCGGAAGTAGTGCCCTTGTCATTGACGCACAACCATGTGGAACCGTTATGGGGCACACGGGAATAATACGCATACTTCCTGCCCGGCTCCCAGCTAGGGAAGTCGATAGGAACGCGGACTGTGCTACCGGTAATTTCATCAATTTGAAAAATCAATCCCGTCATGATGATATCCTGCAATACTGCCGAGAACCTGTCGCAGTTGATCCCGTTGATGGTCATACCCTTCTTCTTGCCGAACCAGCTCTTCATCTGTGCCGGCTCCGGGTCCCAGGTGTTGGCATTGTCAACAAGGGTGATGCAGCAGTTACCGTCACGCACGTCTATGATGATATAAGTCTGACGCTCCTTGTCGGTGAAGTTCCCCGTCTGTCCGAGACGCATCTCGTTATGGGGAACGAACTCATATCCGGGACGCGGAACCATCACGAATGTCTTCTCGTCGTAATCTGCGGAAGTGATACGGTACTGTATTTTCCGGAAACCAATAAAGTCACCGGTAGTGACGCTTTTGTCATGCCAGAAGCCTAGGAGGATATCGTCCGGCTTCTGTCCCAGCGGTACACCATCCTCCAGATCAGGGATGACAGTATAGCTGCCGTCACTATTGGCGACAAAGCTTTTTATCTTCAGCCCTCCGCCGGGACTTATAGTATTATATCCTTCAAAATAGGTCTGACGGTTGAAACGAAGTTCTGGTACACTCAGAGAGCTGCGCAGGACCAAAGCCTCCAGCTCGGCACGGGCGTCCTCACCGATGTAACCTCCAGAAACACCGGTAACGAAATCACCGAACTTGGCATAATTCTTAATCAATACTCCGCCTAGCAAGGATAGCAGGAAATTCGTAGAATCCTCCTTGTCTTTGCGCAAAAAGTATTTGGTGAGCTTTTCTATATCAGAATTATCCATGTTTTCTAGAATCCCGATAAATATGCGCCCAATTCTTTCAGCTGTATTCTCTCCTTCTGTAGATGCGTTTCTTACTTGAAGAGCCAGTTTCTTTAATATATCAACAGAATCGCTCA